CCGAGAGGGAGTCAGCGTCAGCTACCACATTACTGTGGCCAGGAATATTCCCCTCCTATTTCAGCATCTTTCATAAACTTCATCAATTTATCGAAAGATCGTGAGTGTACACTATTCTTAATTGTTGACTTTAACTCATTTAGATTTGTATCAGTATAGAAGTTATCTAGTTTCGTACTTGGAATATATTCTAATTCTGTATATGAGGATAACTCCAAAATATACGATGAATCGAAATATCCTTTATGTACTATTTCACTGAAAGACTCGATCTTATCAAATAAGAGTTCTAATCTCCCGTTCTGATAACGTACGATAGGATGGCTTATTAATTCGTCATTGATGAATTTGACGTCCAAGTAGTCTGCTTTTACTACTACACCCTGACACTTAGATATATCTTGAATTCTCTTTTTAACTTTGTTAAATTGATGTTCTGTATATTTAAGCGAAGAGTTTACTTGATTATTGAGCAAAATCAGTCTTTCATCTACAATGTATTTGATTAGATCTGATTTTGAAAGGCAAATGTTACCATATACTAAAATTGTACTATGGGCAAGCGTCGATCTTAATGTTCATAATCATGTAAGCTGGGATATAATGCGGTTAGGAAGTCCTAAACCATTATTCCCGGGCAATAATATAAGCCTTCCAATAGTAATAAATCCTTCAGATTCAAGTATTTCTAAGTATCTGATTCAACCGTTAACACTAGCATTAGCTTGTTTTAACATGTTGTAACCGAAACCTGAAATATTCATTCCTTGATAGAAAAGTCTATTTGCAAATTCTCCACTGTTGTTTCCAACTATGGACTTTGACAAATTGATCTTTACTCCAATGTCTGACATGAATTGTTGGTATTTATTAGCCACTTTCGGATCTCAGATACCTATATCGTCACCAAGTAGAGAATAGTTATTAAAATAAGCTACTTTATTGTAGGCCTTATAATAACAATATTGTACTACAAAATGATGAGTCAACGCGAACATTGCTCATGAAGAGAAAGCTCCTAATGGCTGTCCAACTTTTCAAGTGTAAGGATTATCCTTATACCAGAATTGTGGTTCAATCATAAGTTTCTTTCACAACATGGCAAATTCTTTGTCAACCAATACAGAAAGTAAAACTTCTTGTAATTGTATAGGAAATCTGTCTGTAGCTTTGGATAGATCAAAACAGTAGACTGTTTTACCGTAAGAAAGTTTTCTTAAACGATTAAACTGTGCTACCTGATCATAGGTTCCATCAGATCTAAACAACTTTAATGTCAACATCAGTTGATCATGAAGAGGTTTAAGAACTGTTTGGATCCAGAAGTTACAGATCGCAAATAGTCTAGTTTTTCCAGCTGGCTCATTGGCCAAAGAAATCTTTCCCATAATCAAATTTTGATTATCATCAGATTCTATTATATTTAAGCATAAGCCAAACAAACGCATTATTCCAGACGAGGCTGTTTTCACGCAGTAAGCTTCGAAATAATGGTATGTTTGATCTTTTCTTAAACTTAATGCATCTAGATGAGAGGTTAGAATCGATGGACCCATTGGACCACTTTTCAAACGAAAACTCATTTCCGTAGATCTTAACTTGGATAAGTCCATAATATCTCTTATTCGTTTACCATATTTATTAAGTCATAACTGACAAAATAAATAAAAGTCACTACATATAGAATCTAATGGTTTACCATTATATTCAGATATGATAGAACTTGGATCAAATAAAACTTCAAGTTTTATAGATTCAAATAAACGTAATACTGTCATTATAACTCTGATTCATGGTGAACCTCCGTAAATTA